ATTCGCTCTCTTTGATTTGCGCACCTGTGCGAAGAGCTTCCAACTCCAGTTTGCCGCTGACTTCTTGCTCTTTCAGAGCCTGTGCGTCGGCCTTGGCAGCAGCGTCCATCATGATCTTTTGTTTCTTCAACTCTAGCTCTTGGCCTTTGAGTTGGAGTTCCTGCATCTGCAACTGCAAGACTGGGTCTTTCATCTGTTGCTGTGCCTGCGCTTGTGCAGCCTTGGCTTGGTTCTGCATCAATACTTGTTGAGCCGCTTGAGCCATCATGCCGGACAAAGCAATCTCAATCTGTGGTGGCAACTTCTCGTCTTCGGGAGGCAGTGGCATGCCCAACTGCTGTTCAATCTGCTGGCGCATCTGATAACCAACGTGCTCTGCAATGTGCGCAGTGATTGCACCCATGATTTTGGGGGCCTGTGGGTTCTGGCCAATGAACTGCTGCATCATCGGGTCTTGCATCAACATCATGTGCACTTGAATGTGCGAAGCGTGATCTTGATGTAAGAACGCCTTAAGCGGTTTGCCCTTGAGTGCATTCTGATTCTCCTGCACTGGATCAATTGGTTTCTGATCGTCCTCAATTGGCACAAGCTTCTCAGCGTTCTTGATGCCCAAGACGCCCAACATACCGCGATGAAGTTCTGGCAAGTTGTAAATGTCCGGAGCCATCTGCGCCATCTGAATGACGGCTTGATACTGGATAACGCGCTGAGACATGGTCGCAGCGTTGGGGTCTGACACGGGGATAACGTCCACCAAGTCATAGTCGGCTTTCTTAGCTTTGCGAGTGCCGTACTCGGGTGTGTATGTGTAGTCCGCGTCAGTGTAGTCGCGGATGATGTTCTTCAAAAGCTTGAACTCTTGCTTCAGGGCAAAGTGCACACGAGCCTGCACCGCTGTCATCACCTTTAACTGCCGCTCCAACAACGCAAGTGTTGTACCGACAGGCGCGTTAGCGCTCATGTCAGATACCTTCATGTCAGCAGTTGCAGCAAAGCGACGACCTTCATCAACGATGGTCTGCATCAAGTTAAACAACGTCTGGCTTGGCTCCTTGTACGGTAGCGGCAAGATGTTGTCGCGAATCGTGCCCGAGCCAACGTCTACGTCACGGAACTCTCCGGGTGCGATCGGTGTGTCATCACCTTTGATTCGCAGGCCCCGTGTCTTGAGTCCGCCGGGCAAGTTGCTAAGTGTTCCTGCATCGACGAGTTGTCGCATGAGGGACGTAGCGGATTTAGCAAAGCCTCCGATAAGGTGGAAAAGCCCGAAGCCGTAAGCTCCAAAACCCGGAATATACTGGTAGTGAACGAAATGCTGGCGCTTGAGTCTGAGGTCATCTTCTTCCTTCCAGTTGCGGCGGATTGACAGGATGTCGTTAGAACCCTTAATCAACGTGACAACGTATGGCAACATGATGCCGGTCTCTTCACCAGAGTCGTCCTTGTCTTCGTAACCTTCAAGGTTCAAATCCACATGGCACTCATACAGTGTGTAGCGGTCGTCGTTCAAGTCACTAAAGCCTGTCTCTTTGTCCTTGGCTTTCTGAATGTCTGTCAGCTCTCTTGGTGCGTCAGGCAAATCAATGTCAAGGTAAAAACCTGCTTGCTGAAGCTTGATGATCTCGTTCTTGGTCTTGCGCATGACGTGCGTGATGCGGTAGCACGTATCCAAGTCCGTTGTGCCGTACGGCAAATACATATCTTCCGCAGGAATAAACATCGACACCTGACGTCCCAAATTGGGATCGTAGTACACCTTCTTAAACGCTGAGCCAGTGGCTGGCAATGACCAGAGCATGCGCTCGTGTTCAGCGCGGTACTCCGTCATGACCTCCGTCAACTCGTAGTTCATGTCGTCTTCGACATTGATTGCAATCTCTTTCATCTCTGGCGTTTCTTTGCCAATGAGTTTGCTACGCACAGGCCCTTGGGCTGGGAACGTCTCAGTGATTGTCTCAGCTTGGAAGCGCACAACGGCTTCTGTAATCATGGGGTGGAACACGCCGCACGCGCCGTTCCATGGTTCAGTGCGTTCTTCTATCTGAAGCCCAAGCAGCTTCAGACCATCAACGTAGGTCTTCTCCCAATCCTTGCGGCCATTCTTGTCGTTGTCAATGTCAGACACCAAGTCCCCTGCCAAGGATTGCAAGGTGCCGTCTTTTATGTACTCGGCCAAGTTATCACTGAAACCTTCTTCGCCGTCGTCTTCTCCGGGCGTGATGGTGATCTCTACCCCGTCCATGCCAATGGTGACTTCTTCGGGATCAACAATCTCAATCTCAAGTGGAGATTCCTGCTCGCCCAGCGCGTCAATGCCCATTGGTTGTTGGTACAGCGCTTTGTCAATGTTCGTTGCCATGTGTAGTCCTAGTAGTATTCGTGTTTCCTACGGCGAAAGATCTCAAGGTCGTCTTTCTCATCCGTGTCTAAAGCAATAAAGCCACCTTGCCTGAAGCGTAGCAGCGCCTGTGTTGTTGTATCCACGTAGTCGTCGTGCTCCCCAACTGGGAACGCGGCCAACTCTTCAATTACTTCCCGTGCCCAGCGTGTGTCAGGTGCCCAGACTTTACCACTGCTGAACAAATCTGCAACCGCGTTCACGCGCACCATCTTGTCGTTGCCCCTTGATGGGCTGAACTCTTGGACTGGGATTCCCAACGCCCTGAGTTCCTGAATCAACGGCCCTCCGGATGCTTTCTTCTCAACAATGAACGCATCAGGTTCCCACTCCTTGTATTGCTTAAGCGCCACCACCTTAAGTTCAGGGAAAGCCATGCGATCTTTAAATGCATCCAGAAGGATAAGCTGGGGGGAGTCATTTTCTTCCTCGTTGTAGAAGATACCCCACGTTGTACACGCGGAATAGTCGGATGTATTCTTGGTTTCAAACGCCGTATCCCATGACTGGATGATGTATTCGCACTTTGGCGGGTCATCAGGCTCCCAAATACGCCACATTTTGCGCGAAACGATGGCAGAGTTCTCCGATGTGGGCTGCTGCATGTACTGCGCGTTCCAATAACGCGGATCAATCGACGCTTTTGTAGCTTTTAAGCTATCAAGTGGCCACTGCTCGGGCCAAAGCGACTTCTCGTTGTCCTCGTCCTCGTTCAAAATGGCCGGAAGCTCCACAATCTCCCACGGAATCGAGTCAGGATTCTTTGCTTGGTAGTCAATTAAGCGCCCAGTCAGGTCTAGCAGCGACCAACGCGTCATCACAATGATGATCGCACCACCCGGCATCAGACGTTGGAGCGGGCCCGTCTGGAACCACGACCATGCGGTATCAAAAGCCAGTCGACTATTGACTTTAACGTCCTGCTCCGAGTGAGGATCATCAATAACGAACAGATCAGCACCACGACCAGCAAGAGCGCCCCCGACACCAGCAGCATAATACTGACCGCCAGCGCTTGTAGACCACTTACCGGCAGCTTTCTGATCGTCTGCCACCAATGTTTGTGGGAAAACATCACGGTACTCCTCAGAGTCAATCAAGTTACGTACGCGCCGACCGAAGTCCTCCGACAGACCCGCAGTGTGCGTGCCCATGATGATCTTCTTGTTGGGATACTTGCCAAGGAAGTACGCGGGGAACAGGTAAGACGAGAACTCAGACTTACCCATACGAGGCGCGATATTGATAATCACCCGCTTTTTCTTGCCCTCAACCACGTCCGTAAAAATCTTAGCTAGCTTCCTGTGGTGTGGGCCAATCTTAAAGCCGGGATACACAGATGTAGCAAAGCCCAACATGTTCGTCTTAGCGGCTGTAAGGCTGGCGCGACGTTCGCGCACCTCTATATCGTCGAGCAACTCAATTTTGTCTTTCAGACTCATGAACGGCAGCGCCTTCTGGATGGCCTCAAGCTCCACCTTGCTAATAGATGTGAACTGCTCAAAGTCCATCTGACCCATCATTCTTCTCTTGTGGACTATCATCTGGGCGCTCGGAAACGTCCACCACGTCTATCACTCCCATGAACTTGGCCAACTTATCTTTGATGCGCTGCTCAACTTGAGCATCCGTCATCTCAATCTTTTTGACCTCAATCTGCTCAGTAAAAAGCCCGACTTCCGTGACCTTGCCTAGCGCAATCAAAGCTTTCAAGCGGATGTTAGCGTTGGGGGACTTCGTCTCTTCAACCAGTTTAGCCACGGTGTAGCCCC